GATGAACTTCTGTACGAATCGGTCTGGCGGTACCGCATCATTCACCGCGGCTTTGTAGGCGGGATCGGCATCTAGGGCTTGGAACTGCGCGCGTGCAGCGGATCGTGCCGTATCCGCCAGCGGCTTCAATTCGGCTGCACCCGGCTTCAGCGGGAGATCCTCCATTGCACTGCGGATGACACCGGCAGCCCGACGCTCATTGCCATCCAGAGAACTGCGCATCACCTCGGCCAGATTGGTCCGCAGCGACTCGAAATTCTGGAAGGTCATGTTGTCGTTGTCGGCCAATCGCCCCAACGTGGACATGACCGACTTCGGCGCATGATCGAGCAGCAATTCCTGATTGAGCGCTGATGTCGCGTTCTTCAGCAGCGTCGGCGCGCTGACCGGAAAGTCTCCCCCGGCTGCATCCCGCAAGGCTTGATACTTCTGGCTGATATCCGCATTCGCGGCATCCGCCTTGGCCTTGTAGGCCTGAATGAGGGTGTCTCCATGCTCTACCGGGTTCGCGGAGAAGACATCCGGTCCGACCTGATCGCGGATCGCCCGCACGTTCTGACCCAGCTTCTGGTTCTGCTCATTCAGCAGTTCAGGGAGGCCTGCGATCCGACCACGATTGTTCATCTCGTGCGACAGGAGTGCCGGATCTTGGGAAGCCTGTCCCGGCGTAAGTTGGATCTTGACGGGAAGGGAATCGGCTTCGATGTGCCGTCCGAGCGTCTCGGGAGGCACGGCGCCACCAGTCTGACGGGCGGCGTTCACCACCGCTTGCTGGAGCTCGGGACTGACTGATTGCATGCGCGGCGCCGCAGAGGCTGCGCCCATCGACTGTGGAGAATTCTGCGCGGCCTGCGTGAGCACCTGCTCGGCGGTCGCTGGCGCAGTTCCACCCCACCCACGAGGGGCCGAGTTGATCTGCTTACCGACTTCATTAAAGGTGCGCCCCACGGCACCCGGAACTGAACGTACCCCGCGAACACCCAAAAGGGCCGGGAGTGCTTGAATGCCCACATTCGCAGCCGCAGCAAGTCCCTCGTTGCCCTCCCCGTTGGGTCCGGCGATCGCATTCGTGGCGCGGTCCGCGAGCCGTCCGGGAATGCCTAGAACGGCGTCAGCGGCGGCTGTTTGGGTCTGACCCTCTATCGTCCGGGGTTGATACGTCATCGCGTCCTGCACCGCCTGAACGGCTTTGGCAGCCTCGTTGGCTTTGGTGCCCCTGGGCGATGTGGCAAGCTTGTAGACGCTCGCGGCAGCCTGTACCGGCAGAGACAGTGCGCTGGAAGCGTAATGCGCTCCCGTTTCCAATGCCCCGAGCATCGGTGTGCCATGGACGGGAGGTGCCGCGGCCTTACTGTCAGCATGCGGAGTTTCAGCGCTCGACAGGTAGGCATCCGGGTCGAATCCCGGACCCGAGTCCGTCCCCCGGAGATACGCATCGGGATCGAAGTCCGTCATCGGCTCTCAAACTCCTTGATGAGCTGACGGGTCTTCGCCATCTCGGCGCGACTCAATCCATGTTTCTTCAGAAACTCCTCGGCCTCTGAAGGGCTGCGCGCGAGGCCGTATTCGTATCCCTGAATCAGGTTCGGGATGTTGCGGAAGTCGGCTTCGTTTTTGGCCAGTGAGCCCGCATCCTTCGTTTTCGTCTGCACGTTGGCATAGGCGGCCAGCGCTCTTTCCGTTGCCAAAGACTGAGTGACGATCCCTCTCAGGGCACCGTTGTCGACCGACACATTCGGGCTGCCGTTATGCGCGAGCTCCCGGGCCGCATCCGTTCCACCCAACCCGGCTTGGGTTGCGCGAGCCGCCTCGTATCGGGCGAGGTTCTTGACCAGGCTGTTGGCATCCGTCGCCCCCTGAGTATCGATACCCAAGGTCGACATCAGGTTCTTGAGACCCTGAACTTTCTGGAAACCGGCGCCCGTATTGGGGGCCGAAGGCTCATCCAGAATGGTGCGCGCCCGCGAAAGGGCGTCCTGCGCCTGGACGGTATTGTTGGCAGCAGACTGGGCTTGCTGTACGCGACCGGTTACCCCTTCCGCAGAACCGACATTGACGGCCTGTTGAACTCGAGTCGGATTGAGATCCGTGGGCGCGTTGGACGAAAGAGGCGTAAGGCTGGTGCCATTGCCTCCCACGCGGGCCAGCGGGCCCGCCGGCGTAGTCACGATGCTCGGGGCGACCCCTTGAGCCATCGGCTGTCCGATAGGGCCGATCCCGCCGGGCGCTTGTGGGTTCGTATTGATCGCCTGCAATCCGCCCGGCGCCTGCATAGTCGAGACTGCGGGATTGGTTTGACCGGTCGCGGTCTCTGGACCGGTCGCTGCAATCGACCAACGCCGAGCGAGTTGCTGCAACTGCTGGGGAGAGGCATTCGGCGGGAGATGCGTCAGCATGCTCATCGCCATGCGCTTGAACTGTGGATCCTTGTTCTGATCCGTTAGCGTGTTCAGCGCATCGATAAAATCGCTGTTGGTGAGATCCTGCTTGGTCGCGAGTGCTCCGAAGGTCGAGCCCATCTGACCCTGCTGCTCCTGCGAGAGGGCCTGGTGCGCGCGTTTGTTGGCCACCACTTCATTGGCCTGAGAAAGCAGTGAGCTGATGATCGGCTGCCCGTAGGTGGGTGCGACCTTCGTGATATCGTCCGCAAGCTTCTGGCGATCGAGACCGCCTTGGCCGTCGTCATATTGACCGGACTTCGCCCCATTGATGGCGAGCTGCTGCGCGGCCTGCAGTTCCTTGTTGCGCTGCTGGGCCTGCTGCATCTCGGCGCCAGCGGTCTGCTGCTGGATGGCTCCCGTCTGCAGAGCCTGCTTCTGTTGCTGGAGCCCGAGGATGCCCGAATAGGCGTTGATGCCCGCGCTTGGATCGGGAGGACGGATCTGCGTGGCAATGGGTGTCATCTCGGGCATCAGTAATCACCCGTATCGATGTAGTTGTAGCCGCCCGACGTGGCCATCTGGCCGTAGTTGGTGCCACCCCCTCCGCCGCCGCCCGCACCACTGCGGCCACCGCCATAAGCCAGCCACGGAGCCGCCGAATTGATCCCGCCGGTAATTGCATTCGCCGAACCGATGGTGCCGGCGGCCTGCGCGGTGCCGACATTCGTTGCGCTCTGCGCGGCTTGTCCCGCCAGCGCGGTGCCCTGCTGGCCGGTGTCCGCCGCCGCGGCCTGGCCCAACTGCGAGACGCCCGCCAGGCGCTGATAGATATTTCCCTGCTGCGTCTGGTACTGGTTGAAGGCGTTGTTGAACGACGTATTGGCCGCGTTCTGGTTGTAGTCGATCAGGTCCTTATAGGCTGAGCCCGACAGAGCGCCCTGCCCGGCGGCGGCGCCATTCAGGACTCCCTGTATTCCCTGCTGCTTTTGGAAGTTGTACGCAGGCGAGAGCTGCTGCCAGTCCGTGGTGTCGAAGGGCTTGAGCAGCGAGCCGTAGCCGCCGGCGGTGCTCGAGGCCGCAGTGGGGGCGGTGCCCATGAAGGCACCCGGAGTGCCATTGGCGCCTGTCAGTCCGCCTGTGCCGGGTCTGCCGGCCGTCCCCGGGGTTCCGATGCCGAGCAGATAATTGAGCTGCCCCTGAGCCCCATAACCAGATTGAACATACGGAGATTCCTGCCCCGTGATTGTGTTGAATTCATTGGAGGAGATATCGAGGGCGCGATTGGCCGCGGCGGCTTGTTGCGCGGCAGCCTCCTGGGATGCATCGGAGCCTAGTAGACCACTGATGAGCGAGGCCCCGCCGACAGCGACTCCAACCCAACTCACTTGAGTAGCTCCTGTTTCAGCCGGTTATGAGCGTCGAACAGCGCCGTCTCATCCGGTTCGATCAGCTCTTCCTCAATGGCTTCGAGGTCGTTGAGATGGGTATGGTGGACAGTAAGGCACGTTGCGTCGGTGAGGGCGAGGACGGCTCGTTTGGTGCCCGGTGCTGAGACAATGACTGCCGGGCCGGTGACGTCTTTGGTTTCGGCATCGCTCACAACTCGGACGGTTCCACAACATACGATGTACAGATGTTCCTGTTTGTGGACTTTGCCGACGATCAATGTCCCTGCAAGTCGCGGCAGCACACGGCAATAGAGCCCCTGCGCGAAGTAGTGCTGCGTCTCGAGATCGAGCTGCGGCATGGAGAGCATCGAGGCCTGCAGGCGCTCGATGTCCTCACGGGTCGGAATGTGAGCCGGCGCGTTCATTCCACGAGCAACGTGATAACCGCACCGGCCGCCGCATTGGCTGAGTCGGAATCGGCTGCTGCAGCAGTCACCGCTACCCACAGCTCACCGTTACCGGTGATACCGTCAGGCCAGCCCTCATGATCATTGGCGCTGGCCGCGATACCGATGGTCATGTTGGGCACCGTCGTCCCCACGGTCGGCCCCGTACTCGATGCGGTTGGGGTGAACCAGTACAGCTTGATGTAGATCGCGGTCGCGACGTTGGCGACTGCGAATCCCTTGAAGTTGGCGGACTGGCCGGCGCGCACGGGTTGCAGGTTGGTACTCGCCGTGGTGGTGAATTTGTAGGGGACGGAAGCCATGGTTACCTCGGCACAAAAGTCAGATTCGGTGCGGCCGAATAGGTGATGATGAGGACATCTCCCTGCGACATCGGGAACATGCCTTGTATCTGCCCGGTATTGAAGTTAGTCACGCCATCCCGGCTGAAGCTGACCATGCTGACCGTGCCGCCCTGGACAATGAGCGTGCCGCCTTGCTCGGCCTTATAGGTGTAGGGCGAGACAGACGGCGTTATCGGGGCAGCAGGGCCGGTGGCCTGACCGCTGATGAGGCCTGCCCAAGCCGAATACCATCCTCGCGTGGTATAGCCTTTGGTAACGACGGGCTGTTCGTAGGTGGGCAGCGTATTGAATTGCTGAGCCACTACGCTGCTTCCTCTTCTGCCTCGGCAAACATGGTCGCGCCGATGATGTCGCGCGCTACGGGATCCGAAAAGTTAGCTTCCCACACGCGATCACGGAATTTCCCGAGTCGGCGGATAATGGCGCGGTTCTTGGTCTCGCCCGCTTTCCCGATCGGCACCCAATGCTCATTGCTCCAGGTGAACCCGCCATCATTGCTCCAACGTAACATGATTTGCGGATCGCTCCCCTGGCCGGTCTGAAGGCCTACACCGGGAGTGAATTCAATCTGCAAAGAGGCGGCGAATACGCGGGCGCGTGTGGCCTTTTCCCAGATATGCGGGGTGCGGCGCTGACACCGCAAGGGATTACCTGCGTCCGTATAAATAGAGCGGCTCTGCTGGTGGATCTGACCGCTCTGATAGTCTCCGGCCAGGAGTAACCCGGCGAAGTTCACCATACAGTTGGCACTGTGACGGTGATAGGTGCCGGTGGCAGCGTTCCACGAAAGCCGCTGGAACCAACCGAGCTTGCCTTGGGTGAGGTCATAGACCGTGATATCCAGGCACCACGTCACATCTGCCGTGGGGAACGTCAATTGATAGATGAGATGACCGGCTTCCTCGTAGCAGTCCCCAATGGCATCGGACGTCACGGGATAGCTTGCGATCGCGTTCTCAATCGCGTGAGTCGAGACGCGCTCCCAGCCATACTGTTGGGTGCGAACCACCACATTCTGTCCCGCCTCGCCGATTGCCCCGAGCCATGCGAGGTCATTGCCGACGCGCGCGATGGACTGTGCAGCAGCACACCCCACTTGAGGTCCGATACCGGGTAGGCGTGAAAAGGCGAAACTTGCGCCGCCCGAGTTGTACCACCATTCCGCCGTGCGCTCACCGACCAACACCGCCTCGCGATTGTTCTCGATGAGCGTGACGAGATTGTCCGTGGAACTGTCTTTCAGGGCATAAAACGAACCCGCGAAAGTGAGCGTGTAGGGAACGGGAGCGTTGGTGTAAAAGGTACGTGTTCCAGGTTGGTTGAAGATCAACCAGCCCTCGATGAAGGCGATCCGTGAAGCGCCTAGGAAGGCGGGATCGTTGATCTGACCGAATCGCGGGATTGCGAGCGTGAAGGTGTCGCCGGTCTGGTTGGATGCCGAGTTAGCATTCAGCGTGATGGTGTTTGCGGTGAAACTGATCGACTGAATGGTGGTCGCGGGAATGGCACCCAGACTATCAGTCAGCGTCGCGGCATTGGACACGAGTAGATAGTTGGGCACCAACTGCCCGGCCGTGAAGCTGATTGTCGGGGTGCCGATCGTGAGATTGCCGGTGAAGATCACCGTGCCCGCGCCCGCGATCCGGTAGAAATATCCCGATGTACCATCCACCAGCACGGCATAGCCGCCCTGCCCGTTGAACAAGACGCCGTTGTCGCGGATCACCACGCGACCGGCATTGGTGAGCAGCGTCCCGACGAGCGTCGTCGTAAACTGAGCGATCTGCGTCTGACTCGCCGGAGTAGTGACGGTCGCGAGATAGACGCTCGAGCCCACCACGAACAAGCAGGTCAGATTACCGGGCAGCACCCAGGCGCCACGTACTGGACCGGTGATGGTGTTGATCACCGGATTGAGTCCCGGAGTACCCAGAAGCGCCAAAGGCTCCTTGGCTTCGGTGGAAGGATCGATCTCCACCATCCAGTTGATGAGGGTTTGCAGATCCTGCAAAGGATCGGCGGCGGTGTAAGAACCGCCTACAAACCCGAAATCGGCGCCCTTGTCAGCCATCAGTAGTACGCAATGGTGGTTTTGACCCCGGCGGGCACACTGGCGCGCGTGGAGTTGGGGGCTCGGACAATCGTCGGCGGTAACAGGGCTTTGTTCCCGTAGCCATCCGTCTGCAGACCTCCATCAGCGGTATAGATCACGTCAGTAGAATCAACCGTGAATGAGCTGGTATCCACGGTCCACGAAGGGCCGTAGTACTGTGTGAGCGCGTTGCCGGTGGTGGTGTAGGCGACGGTCATGTTGGGACCACCGATATGGCATAGCGAAAATTCGTAGCCGCAGCGCTGGCACTCGTAGTCAATTGAATGACCAACTGCTGGAATTGAGCCAACGTCGTATTGGTCGCAATCAGGATCGATCCAGAGAACACTCCTGTCCCACTCGCCACCAAAGGATTAGCAGACCCAGCAGCAGCGGTCAGCGGCGCGCCGTTGCCGAGCAACGTAAAGGTGAAAGATTGCCCGGCACCGGGGGCGAGTCCGAAGGCGATATCGGCACGAATGACAGTAACGCCATTTGTTGGCGCCACCATGAATGCCGTATTGTTCTGTGCCGCCTGCGCGGCATTGCAACCCAGAAACACTGTGGAGCCCGCGGCAACAGTTGCCGTAGTAGCTCCAATTAAAGGAGTGATTCGACCATACAGTTCAGTGAAATTCGCATTGACCTTACCGAAGGCCACAAAGGGCGTATCGCCCTGCCCCTGGTCGACCGCACCAATGCCGATGGTCTGCTGACTCACGAGAAGCCCCCGTGATAGATCCAACCCGCGTCGGTTCGGCGGGTGCGCACAATGTCACGATCAAAGAAGGCCTGAACGGCCGGGGTGGAATTGAGCTTCTTGATCTTCTCCACCGAATCGCGCGCCTGAGCCGTCAGAAGCGCAAGCCGTGTGCTGCCGATCTTGCCGTATTCCGGTACGAGCTCCAGCGCCAGGTTCTTCTTGATCGCCCGTGCGTAACCCTGCGGCAGGTTGATGAGCTGCGTCGGGTTGGTGAAATCGGTGAAGATCGTATCTGTCCACAGATGCAGAGAGCCCGATAACTGTGGGTTGGGATAACAGTAAATGTTGCCGTAGGGAAAGGTCGGGTTATAGTACAGGAGAATCGGCCACGGCCCGGGAATCCCCTTGAGTCCTATGGCGGCATATTTGTCGCCGGTCTCATCGACATCGATCGGATAATCCAACCCTGTCGTTCCGGAAGAGGTGATGCGTGTAAAGGCGCGGGTCACTCTCAAGGGGCGCGCGATCACAAAGTTTCCGGGTACCGTGTACGTGAACGTTTCAGGCGTGCTCACCGTCGAGAGCGCATTGGCGCTCAAGGTGACCGTGTTGGCGCCAATCGCCGTGATCGTCGTATTGGCGGGCACCTGGGCATTGAAGTCCGTCACCGTGCCACCCACGATCAGATTGGCCGGAATCGTGACGTTACTGACCGTGGGGCTGCCACCGACGAGGGTCCCGGTGAAGTTCCCGCCCACGGGATTGCCCACCGTGTATTGATACTGTCCCGGTGTCCAGGTAAGGATGTTCTCAACGCTCGCATACACGAAGAGGTGGTCTGTCGACCAACTCTCCAGCAGGTCATTCAGGACCTGCAACGCATCGGATGAGTCGTTAGGATTGGGAGTCTCCCCGGCCTCCAATGCGTTGATGCTGCGCAGCGCCCCGACAACCAGATCCATGGCCGTCGTGGTGACCGTGCTCATCGGTTAGACCAGGGCGCTCGGAATTGCCTGGGTGCCGAGATTGGCGCCATCGGCACGCACGATCTCGAAGAGAACAGCAACCGTGGAGGTCGAGATGCCTGTGGCATCTGTGCCCCAACGGATTGTCAGCGTGTTCAAGGCTGACACGTAGATGTTGTCGATCGTCAGATGTGAGGGGGGCGCCTGCATGTTCCACGAGATGCAATCCAGCGGCAGTACGCCGGGAAGTGTCACGGTTGTATCGGCACTGGCGTTCGCAGCCAAGGTGGGAAATGTCACGGAGGGCAGATATGCCACTGCATCCAGAATTTCATTCCCGAGCGCAGGCATCGATTTACCGGGCATGGAAGTCTCCTGAAAGGGGAGAGCCGCGGCTCTCCCCTTGAGTGGCTAGTTGAGCGTGACGGCCGCCGGCAAGCTCGAGAGCGTACCGGGCGTGGGACTCACACTCTGGATGTACCGCGCGACCGTGATCAGCCACTGACCCGCAGGGGGTGTGACCGATCCCGCCGTTGGATTGACAAATTCGATGTAGAACTTGTCCGCAACCGCTGTATCGACACGACCCACGGTCGGCACGACACCGGTCGTCATGCTCGGCGGGCTGATCCCGAGGATCACATCTCCGGGCAGAATGCCCGTAGCCGCGGTGGCCTGAGTGGCGCCGTTGGAGCCGAAACTCTGCTCCGCAGTAGTGATGGTCGCCACGGCCACCGGCGTCATGTTGACGCTAATGGTCTGGATGAATTGCAATGTGGACCGCGGCGGCTGAGTATTGACGGTTGTCTCGACTGCCGGGCCGGGATTGACTGAAGGCATGTGATTCTCCTGTTAGCCCGCGACGCGGACGCCGAGTTCGATGTACAGACCCGCCCAGCCATAGAGCACGTCGAAACGACACGGCAGCGCATCGTTGTTGATCGTGTACTGACGGATCACGCGGAAGTTGATGCCGGCCTCTTCGTCCACCGCTCGTGCAGCCATATCGACGCCACCGGGGAGGTCGAGGTCCGCAAATGCAAGTGCGAGGCAGTCCCGGTGCATCATGATGTTCTGCGGGCTGACCGTGCCGGCGAGCGGGAAGCTGGCAGGTGCCGAGCCCCAGACCTGAATCGCCGCAGTAGATGCCGGCTGGGCGGTGATGTTCTGGAACTGACCGCCGTAGATGCCAACGTTCTTCACGTAGAAGTCGAGTGCGCCACCGGCGGTGGAGCTGTAGACGCCCGTGGTGGCGTTGTAGGTGCCGTTGGAGAGCGTTGCGGTGGGAGGAATGACCACAAACTGCCGCTGGCGGTTGGAGCCATAGGCGCCGCGATTCTGCGGGTTGGCCGAGAACACACCCGTCACCGTGATGATGTCGCCGATGGTGAGACGCGGGTTGGCGGAGGCCGTCCAGCCGTTGGACTGGATGAGACCCGACTGGGCCCAACCCGAGGCCAACCAGGCGCTCGAGGTATTGTTGACCAACTGCGGAGACCCACCGCCGGCACCGACCTGATACGAGACGACGTTTTGGTCCATATAGAAGTCGAGGCCGATGGTGCTCTTGCCCATCATGCCCTTGCGGTTGATCTCGGAGACGGTCGACTGCGGGTTGAAGAGTCCCTTCAGCGCATCGACCGTATAGGCCGCCGAGAAGGGGTCCAGGAGCTGCACGCGATAGCCGTCACGGGGAGCGGCTTCTGCATCGAGCACCGCGGCACCGAGCGCGTAGGACAGGAAGGACGCCGGAGGCGTTCCTGGGGTGCCGACCGCATTCGGGATGTTCTGGTAGGCGAACACCGCGCCGTCGCGATCGATCTTGTTGGCGACCGCTGCGACCGCCGGATTGATGATGCGCTCTTTGAAGAGGTCGACCGACGTCGCCAGATCCGCCGTCGTGAACTGCACGTCGACGTGGAACTGCGTGGTCAAGGTCACCGGGATGTAGGTCTCGTTGGTGTCCTCGACGTTAAGGGCCGGGCCGGTCGTGCCGATATAGCGCGGGGGCTTGCGGACGTTGACGGTATAACCGATCTTCGCGCCCGAGAGCGCAAACTGATCGGCGTACTGCCGGTTGACATGGTCAGCGAAACACAGATCGTTCTCGAGGACCATCAGGCCCTCGTTGGTGATCTGTGAGATCGTGATGAGATTATTAGCCAAGGAAGTCTCCTAGCTCCCTAGTGCCTCCCGCGCTCCGCTCGCCTTTGCGCCATCTTCGCGGCTTTGTATTCCGCAAAAGGCATGGGCTTGGTGAGATCCAGGCGGATCTCTCCCTCACCGGTCGGGCGAACAGATTGCAGGGGCGCCGGGGCGCGTGTGGTTTCGGGTGTGGGCTTGGCCGCCGGGTCGGTGACCGCAGTCGGCTTGTTGGCGTACTTCAATTCGAGCTTGCCCAACTCCGCCAACGCCTTGGCCGGTGAGAGTGCGAAAATCCGCTTCTCAAGCGCGGCATCCTTCGCCAGCTCGTAAGCGACCTGAGGTCCATATTCCAACTCGTGAAAGGCTGCCTTGATATGGTTCGGCACCACGCTCGTGCGCTTGCTGGCCGCTTCCAGGACCTCGACATAGTCGGGAATGTCCTGTTTGGCCAACTCCACACGCTTCATCATCAGCTCGTTCTGAGCCTGCTGGCGGGCTTCCTCGCGACCTTGCGCGATGGCCTGCTGACGGATGCGCTCATCGCGCTTCGCGTCATACGCTTCCATCGCCTGGTCGTACTCCTCCTGAGTGGTGAAGTCCTTCGGACTCGGGCGTTTCAACTCTTCCGGTTTGGGTTGTTCGGGCTGGGGCTGGAGGGTCTTGACTTGGTTTTCCAGCTCGGCGATGCGCGCTTCAGCCCGCAGACGACTCGCGTACTCATCCTCGGCAAACTCCTCCGCTTCCTTACGCAGGCGGGTGAGCTCATCGATACGAGCCTGGACGGGAGTCTTCTCGGCTGATTTGGCAGACGGGGTGGGATTGCCCGGGTCGGGCGCGGTGTTGACCGTTTCGGCCACACCGGGCTTGATGACCGGATTCCCGGGCGTCGGAGTGCCATCCGTGGAGGGGCCCGCGGCATCTGCTGCCGCAACCTGTTGCTCCCCGGTTGCAATCACTGAGCCCTTGGCCGTCCGCTCGGCCACATATTCCGCAACGTTCGCACTGGTTACCGTTTTAATCGCCATGGTCTGTACCCACGAGTTCTGAAACCACAGGAGCCGCCTGCGACGGGACAGTCATCGCCACTTCACGGGCTGTCAGGTTCGTGAAGCGAATCATTCGGGTCTCTTCTCGGCCGCCCCGCCAGCCTTCAACAGCTCTTTGGCGGCAGCCTTGTTGTGCTCAGCCTCGACATGCGTGTTGAGGAGCCTGGAGGCGGCCTGGATCTCCGCGACGTCATGCGCTGTAACGGCCTTGACGTGCGTGTCCTCGCGCTTGGTGGCGGCGTTGGTATTGGTGTCGTGTACCTTTGCCTCCAGCTCCATTTCCTTGCGCTGGGTGGCGCCCTGCTCCTTCATCTGGGTGCGCTGGGTCTCGCCCTGCTGGCGCATCTGCTCGAGGCCGTGCTTGGCCTCGACTTCCAGTTGCAACGCCAAGGTGCGTTGGTTCGCATCCTTCAACTGCTGCTGCAGGCCCGCAATCATGATTTGGGCCTTCGGCGGGATATCGGACTGCTTGTCGATCTGCGCGCCGGGGATCATCGCGGCCATGCGATCGGCAATGAGGTCTGCGTCCGGAAAATTCATCGAGCGCACGACCACATCACCTGCGACTTTGGCGGTCATCTCGCCCAAGGGAGTGGCGAGCAACTCCAACATGGCGTCCGTGGCCTCTTCGCGCTGGGTCTGATAGCCGGGCCCGGTGTCGATCACCACATCGAACTTGGCCACCTTGAGGTTGTTCTTGATCAACCCTTCGGCGGACTGCTCGTTGATGGTGATGAGATCAGGCGTACCATCCGGATTCACAATCCGTTGGATGCGCTGCGTGTCATAAAAGTACGGCAGCAGGTCCACGATGACATTGCCGGTGTGGCGCATCGAGCGGACCTGATTGTCGTAGAAGTCGAAGTGTGAGATGTCTGAGAGGCCCTGGCGCTTGCGGAGCGCAATGCCTGATACCACCTCGCCTTTCTTGTCAGCATCCGGCTCGTGCGGCATGCCGGCGACCATTAGGAAGTCACCTTGGCTACCCTGAACCCACTGGCCGAGTGCCGCATGAGGTGCTTGAGGTTGCTGGCGCTCAGGAGGTGGCGCCATCTGACCGTCCGAGAGCATCACCGGCTTATATTCGAGTGCCACGATCGGCTTGCGATTGGCATCGCGCCACGCGGCCTCGTGCCCTTCCATGAAGCCCTCAACACCCAACCAGGGCGCTTTAGGCTGGAGCGCATTCACTTCGGTCAGGGTTGTCTGGCCGTAGTTGTACATGCGCGCGGGATCGCGCAGATCGCGGATCATTCCCTTGCGGACGATCTTGCCGTTGAGATCGGTCGAGCGGCCGTAACAAGCGATGATCGGAATCCAGCGACCGGGCCAATCGCGACGATCCAAGATGCGATCACCTGAGAGCAGGAACCATTCAACCGAGCGCCGCAAGACGCGCCGGCTGATCTCCTTGCCGTCCTTGTTGGTCGCGACCGGAACGCCCGCGAGCTGCAGCGTATTGCGGGCGGGCATGACACTCTGAAACATCGGTCGG